CGAGCTTCGGCATTTATTATAATAGTACTAAGAATAGAATCGGTTAATACATTACTATCAACTTCCGTATAATCTCTAATTGCAGTTCTTAGTGTCGCTAATGTAAATGCCATATTAATCCTAACTTGCTAAAGTGGTAGGACCAGATGATGTAAACTGTCCCCCGCCTTTTATGTTTCCAGTTGTAGCAGTGTTTGTTACAACTGTAAAATGATAATAATCTGTAGTAGTAAGAGTGTCTATATTACCACTAGCATCTTTAAAACCAAGAGTAATAGTGTAACCTGCAGCGCGACCAATATTGGTTCCAAGAATACCATCAAAACCTTCTGGAAAAGCAAAGCTTCTAACTAAAGTAGTAGTATCAGTTGGTGGGTTAGTTCCAGTGCCTGTAGTTGTTCTACCGTAAAACCTAACTGTGTCACCAGTAGTTCTGTCGTGGCCAGGTTCAAATACATTTATATCTGCAGAGCCAGCAACTCTAGTTTGAAACGCAGCAGGACCTAATAATCTTAGTGCTGGGTTTTCAGTTCTGGCTGGTCTAGAATTTTTTAAACCTTGTGGATCATTAATTCTAGCACGTGGTTGTAGTTGCGGATGTTTTTCTTCAAACTCAGAAGAGTGTACAAAAGCACCATTCCATTCAGTGCGCATTTCATTATACGGAAAAGCCATGCCACTTCTATCAGAAATTGCTAATGCTTTTTTACCTCTTGCAAAATTAGCCATAATAATTAATCGCCGGTGTTATAAAAGTACTGGTTGAAGAGCCATCTTCCGTCAAGGCTCTTAGTAATTCTTCGTCATATAAAGCTTTAGTTTGTTGTACTAATTGTGGATTATATTTTTGTGATAGATAATAAGCTAAGCCTGATACCATGCATGGTACAAACTGATAAGGTACATCTACTTCATTAGTGTAGGCTCCTGCATCTTGGATTCTTTTAACAAAATATATATGGGCATTTTGTGCAGCAGCGGTTGCGTCCGGTGTAGGATAAAAAGTTACACTTACATAATCTGCAAATTTACGTACATAATATTGATTAGGTGTGCCTTTAGATAGTTTGTTAGCTAATGCAGAATAAATAGAACGATTAATTTTATTCATAGCAGAATCAGATTGAGTAGTAGTAGTTCTATCTGTTCTAAAAGTTGCTTCTAAAATATCTTCAAATCCGTATAAACCATTAGTAGGTAGAGTGGTAGCACTTGTGCCATCTGCAGCACTTCTAAAGAATTTATATTCTTCTTGGCCTTCAACTAAATCAATACTAGTATCACCTATCTCCCAATGATGTAGACCTCTGTTAGCCCATTCTTGCAACATTATGTTTAAAGAACGTCTAGCTGAAGTTAAATGATAACCTGTAATTTCTTTAATACCTACACGATCGTAGGCCTCTTGAAATACCTCGTCTAAAACAAAAGTACTTTCAAAGTTATTAGTACCGGAAGTTGCCATTTAGCTAATCCCCTTACCCGGTATAATATGCTACAAAAAAATCACAATTTGTTAATGCAACATAAGCACCAGTACTAAATTTAATACCATCTCCTGGTATATAGTGATCAAAAGATTCATTTGCTCCTGATCCAAATTTAAACTGAGCTTTTATTTTAGTGCTACTTGCGCTGGTGCCATCATAAATAATTATAACTGCATCTGCTGCGCTTGATTGAGCTTGAATAGATTTAATTCTAATAGGACCTAGGTTAGTTGCTGTGCCAGCACCACTTCCTATAAATCCTTGCACTCTTCCTGAAGAGGCTAAAGGTTTTATTGCTAATACATCTGAACTCATATTTTTCTCCTAAACCAAGAGGGCCCGTAGGCCCTCTAAATTATTATTTATTACGCGTCTGCGTATGGTGTTACTATCGTACCTGATCCAAGCAGTAAAGAACTGTGAACTAAGTATGTAGCAGTATCAATTGCTGTGAAAGATACTACGCTACCAACAATTCCACCTTTTGTAGAACCATTCATAGTTATAACATCATTTGTTGCAGCTGGAATAAAAGCTTTTTTAGAACCATCATCTACTGCAATCATGATACCACCTTTAAATTTATCAGTACCATCAGTTAAGATGTCCATATCAGTTGCAGCAGTTTCCACATAAAAGTGAAAAGTTGCACCAATGTTGTTTAAGTTGTTAACGTCAGTATCACCTGCTGATGCGCCATTTGCATTTACATTGATTGAAGGTAAAGTGAATTTACCATCTGCATCGTTTGTAAGTAAGATTTTGCCAGCGTGTGTAGCGACTGTTAATGTAGTGTCAGCTGTTAAGCTAACAGTCATACCAGGACCTGTATTTACAAAGCCATTTTTAGAAATGACTGGTCCTGAAAAGGTAGTGTTTGCCATAATTTTTCTCCTAGTTATTTCGATGTAGTCTCTAGGCCGTCGTCTGAGTACGTCTACACCAAAAGTTTATCTCAGTTTGTTAAGATGAATTATACGCTTTTAAATACTAATATGCAAATAAAAAGGGGGCCGAAGCCCCCTTTAAATTAGATTACTTAATTAAGAATTAAGCAGTTCCTGGTGATCCGAAGATACCTCTAAAGTCAGAAAAGCCGAAGCTGTATCTTTCTCTAGCTTTATATCTCATGTTTCCTGTATCGAAATCACCTTCCATAGCAGTTTTTAAAGCTGCTCTTTCGAAGTATTTCATTCCATTAGGAACATCAGTTTTGATAAAGAATGCATCAGTATCAGTTAAGTAGTTATTCACTACATAACCTTGAGGAATCATCCCCATTGATTTGATTGCATTAGTATCATTATCTGCAGTACCAACTCTTAGAGAAGACTTCATCAGTCTTTCAGCTGTAAATTGTAGAGCAGAAGGAATAATCATTTTTACTCCTCTTGCAGCAATTTTCAAGCCTCTTTCATCTTTCATGTCAGCAATATCAATTAATGATTGCTCTAAAGATGTCTCATTAAGGTCAGCAGCCGTAGTTAACTCGTTTCTAACTGTGCCATTTAAAGTTGGGTGGTCAGTAGCAAAAAGCTCTTTACCGTCGCCGCCTTTAAAAGCAGAGTTAAAACCGTTGTTTAGTACGTTTGCAGCTTTAACTTGTTTTGTTGTTGCCATAGATCTTGCAAGTGCTTTGGTATAACGTGAACCAAGACTATCATACAAGTTATCCTCAATTGCTTCTTCAGTAATAGAAAAAGCGAGAGCAATTGTCTCATGAGTGTATCTTGAAGTGAAAGTCTCTTGTGCATCGTCATAACCGACAGCAGATCCTTCTTGCTTAACTCCAGCAGTTCCGAAACCAGATAACATTACTTCTTCTTCAAAAGCTCTGTCAGATGATTCCTTATCGAAAATCTCAGAATGTTGATTTTCGTAGTTCTTGTATTCCAGTCCGAATAAAGCATTCAAACCAGGCTCAAGTTCTTTCGCTAATTGTGCGCGTGATATAGCCATAATTTATTCTCCTTATACGCCTGTTGTAGCAGGTGTTCCCACCGCTATTCCAAGACTATCTGCATTAAAGTGTGTAGTAAATCTAACTAACAACGGAACACCGGCTGCTGAAAAGTCATTATTGTCTGGATCTTCGATCCAGCCCATAAGTCTTAACATAAGGCCTGCTGTTGTAGCTAGCGTACTGACTCTTAGAGTAGCTGTAGATTGTCCGTTTGCGGATGATCCACTTGTACCTAAAATCATGTCAGCGTTTAAGAACACACTTGCTCTTGCTGTAGCTTGGTTTGTTAAAGTTGCATCTGATTGTATAACGAATACCTGATTAGGATCGTCAGCAACATATGCTTTAATTGGGTGAGCTGAATCAGCTCCCGAACCCGGCCATGAATTGGACCAAGTTGGTTTACCGGTAGTAGAACTTACGAATTCGCAGCCCATGAATACACCGAGAGGTGCAACAGTTCCACCGTCAGCTGCGCCGACGATATCGATAAAACCACTTGCTAGTGGTATAACGACTGAACCCTTGAAAATCTCATTAGTGTTTCCATTAGCAATTTCGTACATCGTAAAGTTTCCTGTACCAGTTGAATTTGAATTTGAACCAGTCTTATTGTACGGTTTCAAACCAAATCCTACTGTGTTTCTATTTGCCATAGAATTGTCTCCTTGTTTAAGTTTATAAAAAAATGATGGGTAAAAATTTCTAAAAAATTTTAGTCTTTTGAACCACCAAAAGTTACACGAGTCTGTCGATCACTATTGATCGGCATACTTGGGTGCTGTTCCTTAAGAAGATCGTTATTTACTGCATCATTTCTTTCAGCAGTTACATTATTAAAGTACGCTTCACGCGACTTTGCGATTTCTTCAGGGATCCTTGCCAGCACAAGGCCGCCAACTCCGATCATTCCTGCATACTTGCCGTCACCAACACTTGGATAATTGTCATTCGGATATTCATCTGATCTTACAAATTCCCATCCGGAACGCATTTTACCTGAAACATTTTGAGTGTCATCGAAACCCATTGATTCAGTTCTTATCCATCTGTGTCGATAACCGTCTGGTGCAGGCGGTGAATCTAGAGATGATGGTGGAGTCCAAACTTTGGGTTGTTCTTGTTTAACCCTAGTTTCGCTCACGCGGGAAGTTTTAACTGTTTTAGTCCCAGTTTGTTTTTTAGTCATTATGCTTATACCTCCTTCGCGGCTAATTGTTTCGCATACTCTTCGAGTGGCACACCTAATCTTTTAG